CCACCTCCTCCACCAATAGATCCTGTACTAGGTGATCCACAAGTCATTCCAGCACCTCCTGCTCCACCCGCCACGACTAAATAATCTACTGTCACTGGTCCAGCGTTTGTCCACTGTCCGTTTTTCTGATAATTGAATTGTTCTGCAAGTGTCCACTTTCCTGTTACAAAGGATGGTTGTTGAATGACCACGATTCCAGAGCCGCCATTACCACCTGCTCTATTAGTAGAATCTGATTGAATAGAACCTCCACCTCCTCCACCTCCAGTGTTAGCAGTTCCAGCTGTTCCTGAATTACAAGTTCCACCTGTTCCAGCAGCTCCTCCACCACCATTACCACCTATTCCAGCTGTTCCTCCTTGATATGTTCCTCCACCTCCACCACCTGCATAATATGATCCAGTTATAGGAAATAAACTTCCTGCTCCACCTGCTCCACCTGTAGAAGTAGTTCCAGCTGTTCCTGATGCAGAAGCTCCACCTCCACCTCCTCCACCATAATTAGGTCCTGCTGCTCCAGCTCCACCTGAATTTCCTTGTGGTGGACTAACTGGTGGTGTATTTCCTGCTGCTCCGCAATAACCTCCTGGTCCACCTCCGCCTCCACCCGATCCTCCTCCACCAGAACCTCCAGTTTTAGAAAGACCTTCACCATCTCCTGAAGCTCCTCCTCCACCAGTCGATACAATTGATGAAAATATTGATGGTGTTCCTGAACATCCTGAATTTGTTCCAGGTGATCCTATTCCTCCTGTACCACCTGATCCTACTGTAATTGGATAAGGACTATTTGGTGATATAGATAAAGTTCCAGATTGATAACCTCCAGCACCTCCTCCAGCTCCTCTTCTTCCTCCACCTCCACCACCTCCAGCAACAACTAAATAAGTAGCTACTTGTTGACTACAACGTGATGTAAATGTTCCTGATGCTGTAAATGTTTGAGAAGTAGTTTGATTGTTTATTACTACATTTGGTCCGATAATTCCGCCATTTGCCATAGCTCGAACCTCCGATTAACTTATTTGTTCGTAACTAATAATAGCATTCAAAGCAGAGTTTGCACTAGCTCCGCCAACGATTGATGTATTTTCTGTTAGATAGAAAGTATTGTTTTTGTCTATTACTGAAAGCGTTGCACTTGATGGTACAGAAATTGAAAATGCTATTGCGTATGACGTACCGCTGCCCGTTGCATTGGTGTTAAATTGTAATGTAACGTTGGTCGCTGCTGATGTTACGTTAGCAATTAAAATAGATTCTATTTTATAAACTGTTGCAGAGTTAGTAGCATTTGCCATTAACACTGTAGTTAAAGTTGTATTTAATAAAAAGGTAGTTGTGTTTCCGTAAATCGAGTTTACTTGTACTATATTTGGGTTAGCCATTTTTTAAATCTCCTTATTAATTATTATCCGAAAACTAGGGTTAAAGCAATAGATTTTCCAGCTGTAATACCAGCATTTCCAAAGCTTAATATCTTAGATCCATTAGTTATAATAGCTTGTCCATTAGTACCATCTACAGCAGGTAAAGTAAAAGTAGCCGTAGTTGATTGACCAGCTGCTACTTGTAATCCAGTATATTGAGTGTTAGCTGTGTTATAAATTTTTAAAACACCATTAGAAATTAAATTAATATTACCTACGTTTTCAGTAGTTGTGGTTGCTGTAACAGCTGTTAAAGAAGTTACGTTTAAATTAGTAACTGTTGCAGTTGTTCCAGTTGCAGTTGTAAATGATAAAGAAGTTATGTTAGCTGTAGTAATATTTGCTGTAGTTATATTTTCAGTTGTGACTGTAGAAGTAATAGCTGAAAAATTTCCAAAATTTGCTAATTCAAAATTAACAGAAGATGATCCATTAACATAAACATAAGCTTGAGTTGAAGTTGGAATAGTTACAGTTGTAGAGCCACCTGCTGATATAATAACACTTGCTCCAGAGTTATTTATAATTGCATAATCTTTTTGAATATTTGGAACTGTAATAGTTACAGTGGTTGCAGATAATGCTCCAGATAAAACTAATATTTTAGCACGACCTGCTTCGTTAGAATAAGTTGTAGAAGATGAGTTGGTAGTAAATGCTAATGTAGTATTACCTGTTAAAGTAATTGCGGCAACCCCAGAAATTGCATAATCAAAATCTTGTAAGTTAACGTTTGTAAGTTGACCCCATGTTCCAGAGTTATCACCTGTACCTTGTAGATTTATACCTAAATTACTCCACGTGCTTGCCATAATTATATCTTATCAGTTCTTAAAAAGATTGTCTACTATACACTATTTATAGTAGTCCATATAGTTAAATTTGTACCGTATATAGTATTCCAAATATTACTTGTATTTGGTGAAATTGCAACCCAATTTTGATCATTACTACCATTTATAAAGTTCCAATTTTGATTAGTTGTAGCATTTACAGTGTTCCAAATTTGAGAAGTATTAGGATTTATAGGTTGCCAATTATAAGCAATAACAGTTGGTTGACCTATATTTAAATTTAATTGATTTCCTAAAACTGGAATACCTATTTCTAAATTAATATTGCCAACACCTATATTAACATTATTTCCTGTGACTATTGCAGTTGTAGGAAATGAAATAGTAATTGTTCCAAGACTTAATGATAATTGATTTCCTGTAACTGCAATATTTGAATCTGCTTGAACATTAACATTTCCAGTTTGAGTTGATATTTGAGATCCAATTGGATATTCAACATCTGTTCCAGTAATTGTAACAGTTCCAACTCCTATTTGAACTTGTGATCCTGTTACATTAGTATATTCATCAACTTCAATTTTAATTGTGCCTGTTTGAGTTGATAATTGAACACCATTAACATTTACATTAGCATTTGCAGTTTCACTTGTATTACCAGTAAAGAATTGTAATAAATTTCCTGTAGTATTAACATTAGCTTGAGCTGCAATAGTTGCATTACCAATAACAATTGATATTTGATTACCAGTTAATGATATATTAGCTTGTCCTGATACAGATATAGTTCCTGTTGCAAGTCCAAGTTGATTTGATGATACTACAACATTAACATCTGCTTTAACGGTTGCAGTGCCAGTTTGAGTAGATAATTGTTGACCTGTAACATTAGTATTATCATTAGCTGTAATATTTACAGTGCCAGTTTGAGTAGATAGTTGCTGTCCTATTACATTAATATTTGCATTAGCAACTACAGATACACTTCCAGTTTGTAATGATAATTGAACGCCTGTTACTGATTCATTATCTTGGTCACTTGTTGTGGCTGTGCCAGTTTGAGAAGATAATTGTTGACCACTAACATTAACATTTGCTTGATCAGTTGTTGTAACCGTTCCAGTTTGTGTAGATATTTGAGATCCTGTTACATTTACAGTTACATTATAAGAAATATAAATTGTAACATTTCCAACTTGTGTAGATAATTGTTGACCTGTTACATTAACATTTGCTAATGCTGAAACTGAAACTGTACCAGTTTGTGTAGCTCTTAATAAACCAGGATCAGGTGTTATTGCGTTCCAATAACCAGTTCCCCAAGTAGAAGCACCCCAAGTATCATTAGTTGTACCACCAACTTGAATAGTTAAATCTTGAGCAAGTCCACCGTAAGTATATGAACCCCAAGTTGAGAAACCCCAAGAAGTATTTGTAGCCATAAATATCCTATGGCAGAGTTACTAATTAATTCTTAATATAGCACTCGTAGAGTTAGCTGCTGGGAATTGAATAGTAAAGCTACCATTTGTAGCTGTTTGTGTTGTAGTGAAATCTAAAACAACAACTGCTTTTTTAGAATTAGTTGTATTGTAAATTAAACAAGCTGATGCTGATAGTGTAGCAGTTGAAAACGTTGCGTTAGAAAAATTTACAAATGCAATATCTTGCTGCACGACACACGTTGAAATTGTTAAAGTTGTTCCACCTGCAGTGTATCCAGTTCCTGATACTTCATTAGTTGTTACGTAAGATGTTGTACCTGTAGACGAGAAGCCTGTTACAGTTGTGTATAATGCTAGGTAATAAGTATTACCACTTGTTGTATTGAAATTTTGAAAACCTGTTAATAGGTCTAATTTAAATGAATCTGGTACTATATTTGCCATTGTAACTCCTTAATTTATTTTGATGTTGTAGATTTAACAGGAATCCTAGTTTCACCTTCAACATACTCATCACGTCTTCTACTACCAAGCTGTTCAACATCAAAGCTTTGTAGAGCTTGCTGATATGATTGTTCATATACTTGTATCATATCTGCTGGGCCTTTCAAGTACTTATATGTTTCTACTAAGCTAGCATATAATAATAGATCTTGAGCATATACAGAAACATAGCTCGTACTTGTTGTGCTTGATGTTATACTAACAGGTTGTTGATAATATGCAATATTAATTGTGTAATTATTATCAGGGGTTGGAGCTACAAACCAATTAACAGCATTAAAATTAGCCCAATATAAAGGTTCTGAATAATAAGTACTATTATTAGGTTGTGGATTATATTCAGCTAAATAAGAACTATCTTTTTGCATTAAATTAGAAACATTGCCACTAGAATCAATTAATTCAACATATCTTATATTTCTAAGACCTGATGGTACAGATACGGTAGATACTCCTGTTACACAAACAGCCGAAGCATATAATCTAAAAGCATCAATATTAGTTTCTCTATAAATTCTATTTTCAGCGTTTTGAACAATAGTTGCTAAAGTTGTACTAGTAAGACCATTACTATCAACTTCTGAATAACTTTGTATTGCTGTTGTTAAATCTCCGTAATTCATATTACCCTATAGTCTGAGCAGTTGCTTTTCCACCACCAATAACTGTATCATATAATGCAGTACCTGAATAAGCATTAAATGAATAAGTATTTAAATTTAAAACAGTTATATTATATCCTGTTGTAGTTGCAAGTACTGAAGCATCAAATCCAGAAGCACTATTAAATAAATTTAAAGCATTTACACTTTGAAATTGAACAATATTACCTGTAACTCTATTATGATTAGGATCACTTACTACAATAGTTGAACTATTAGCAAATATTCTAAAAGGATTATCTGGTAATTCTACAGCAGCAGGTCCAATAGATACTTGACCTCCACCAAAAAATCCATTTCCAGTTGCAGTATAAGGTAAATTAATACTATAAGTATCTGAATTAACAGAAGTTAAAACAAATCCACCAGTTGTAGATAAAGTTGCAATATCATATCCATTACCAGCTAATGGATTAATTATAATAATAGAATCTCCAATTTTATTTCCATGACCAGGATCATTAATTAATACAGTTGAACTTCCAGCTGTTGCATATAAAGGATTAAAAGGAAGAGCAACAATTACAGCAGGCTCAACTCTATCTGGTCTTGCATTTAATAATCCTTGTGGATCATTACCTGGTATTTTAGGTTGTAATTGAGGATGTTTAGGTTCGTATTCAGAAATGTGAACAAATAATCCATTCCATTCTGTAACCATTTCATCATATGGAAATCTTTGTCCTGATCGATCTGATATCGCCCAAGATTTTTTACCTGTTGCGAAAGTAGTCATTAGACGGCATCTCCAAAATATGATTTGGGTGATATAAATAAAGATGTTCTTTGACTGTCTTCTTGTAAAGCTCTTAATAATTCATCTTCGTATAACATTTTTAATTGTTCCACTCTTTGTGGAGCATATTTAATACTTAAATAATAAGCCATACCAGCTGTTAAAGCAGGTAAGAAACGAAATACAACATCAGGAGTATTAGTATAAGTACCACCATCTTGTATTCTTTGTAGATAATAAAAAAGAAATTGATAAGTTGTTGGATTTGCAGAATTAGAAAAATTAGAACCAGGTGTTAAATATAAATAAATACTTGGACTATAAGATCTATCTACATAGTATTGAGAAGGTGTTCCTTGTGCTAATTTATTAGGTAATGCAGCATAGCCAGATCTATCTAATTTAGTTAAAGATATATCAACAGGTGCATTAGGTGTTGAATTATTTCTAATATAACATTCTAATACATCATTAATATCTGTTGGAAAATTAGAAGTATTTGAAGAGTTATATTGTGCTTGTCCTAATACACAATTTATAGTTGATAATTTAACTTTCCATAAATGCACACCTCTATTATCCCATTCAGATAATAAAAGATTTAAAGATCTTCTTGCTGATCTTAATTGATATCCAGAACGAGTACCATCCATGATACCAATTCTTTCATAAGCTTCTTGGAATAGTTCATCAAGATCCAGATTAAAATTAGTAGTTCCGGATGTTGTCATGGCTGTAATTATTTATCGATAAATAACGTAATAGTCATGTTAGAGATACTAGTGCAACCTACACCATTATCATACAACACACCATCTTCTGGTAAATAAATTGTTTCTAATGAATTTGTTCCAACAATAATTGGAATATAATAAAAAGAATTTAAAGTTGAAGATGCAGTAGTAGCATTAACTAATGTATTTATAACTCCACTTCCAGGAGTACCTGGAGTTGTTGGTTGAGCCATAATAGCTCTTACACGAGTTCTTGTAGTATAAAATACACCGTTTGCACTTAATGTGACCGGTTTGACATCACCTTTATATGACATAATTTTGTCTCCTTGTATTTCCTAGGATCCCCGGAGAGATCCTAGAAAAGAATTAATTAGTACTGACTTCCACCTTCTTCGCCAGCGTAACCGTTATCAACTACTGTGTATTCAAATACACCAGTAACGCTTCCAGTTCCAGCTGTTGATCCAACTTGTGCATATACAGTTGTATTTACAGTAAGTCCTGTTCCAACTACTGAAGCTCCAGTAAATTGAACAATACCTTTAACACCTACAACTAAATTTTGTGCAAGTGAAGTTGCATTTGCTGATCCACCAATATTTACAGTTGCAGTTGTAGTTCCACCCGCAGCAGCAATTACAACAAAAGATGTTGGTATAGCTCCTACTGGTAATACAAATTTAACTTGTCCATTAGCAGTTGATCCAACAGATATTGGAGTTGCTGTTGCTGTCGATGCAGAAAAAGTTACTACTTCAGCATAGTTTAAAACGCTTGGTGTAACACCAGAGTTTTTGTTTTGTCCGCCGTATGATCTTACCACACCTTGGAATGATGATCGTGTCATTTTTATTCTCCTAAATTATCAATATAGTTATTAGGCAAATCGTCTATACTCCGTCTATATTGAAAGTTATGTATAGAGTTGAAATATAGCTTAATTTTTTAAAAAGAGCAAGGGGTGGCTACATTAAAAATAATGTTTTTACTAACAATTTGTAGCTATTTAACTAGCTACTGAAAAATCGGGAGCACTTTCCTCAATCTTAATCTGTCTATAAGCAATTTCTGCTTCAGCCAGCTTAATTTGGTTAATAACAGATCGAATCTCTTCGTCTATCTTAACCATGTTAAGAGAATATCTACCCTCTTCAACATGAGCTTGTTCCCAATCAAGTTCTAATAGCCTTTTCTTCTTGTAAAGGCTTTGGACTTGATCCATCTACAACCTCCTCATAGGTTATCCAGCATTTAGTTTTAGTAAAAGTTCTATCGCTGTC